TTGTCTAACACTTTTGTGTTTCTATATCGTTGTTAATTCGCCATTCGCCTTTGCCATCAGTCGACCCCACACCCAAAATGTTTGATTTTCGATCTGCAAAGTAATACTTCATTTATAGCCAGGCCTCCCTTATCTCGAATTCACATGCAAATGGTTGTGCCCAGCTCGAGGGCGTGATAGCAATCTTAGTATCACCGGGTGGCAGTTCAAATTGCTCCCATTGATTGCCGATCGTGTGCATGGTTGGGTCAAGAGAACCATTCAAGTATGTCTTGGCATTCGCCACATCAATCTTGAGAACATCACCATTGCTAAATCGATTCTTGATATTCGTATACCAACTGACGTTCTGCCATTTGACAGTAGACGCAATCAGATACATGGTCGATTCGCCCCATGTCTTGTCTCGCATGAACCACGTGGAAAATTGTTTAGTTTCAGTATCGGCAGCGTCCGCAAAGGTAAACTGGCGGGTAATAGTCGTCTCTCGTCCTTGATTGCCAACCCATGGTGACACTCGGAAAGTAACTGAATTACAAAATTTCTGTAATTCCAACTGAATGAACTTATCGTTAGTGAAAATGCTACGATCAAGTTGTTCATTGACGACCAGTTGATCTTTGTAATAGCACATCCACCAAAGCTGATCGGACAATGCGCTATTATCCTTCAGTATCATCTGAAAGATTGGCTTACCGTCACTTTCTAACGTTGTTTCGAGTGCACCTACCTGTGCTACACCAGTTTGAAAGCGCGTCATGACATCCCAAGTCAGATTGCTCTTAAAGTCTCCATTATGCGTCTGGGCGAGATCGTGTTTGATTGAAGGCCCATTCCAATACAAATGAGTACCAGTAATACTGGGCCAATTAGGCTCAACCTTCCAGCCATCGTAGCTGTCCTGTGTCCAAATCGCATTACCAATCTGTTCATTAGGCATACTAGGATCACCACCCCAGTAGGGATTGTTTGTGGCGGCTTGATTATCCATATGTGAGCCTTGCACGGCTGCCAAATCAAGTGCTACTTCGCTTTCTTCGGTGGTGAAGCCATCAATTTCTTGCGTACCGAATTGAAGAATACCCGGGCGATCATTAACAATCCCAACCATGCCGTTATCCGCATGCATAGTTGCCGTAATAACTGGCTCAACAGGATAAGTGCCGCCATTGTGCACCGTAATGGTGTTGGTATAGTATTCAGGATCAGCTGGGTTAGGCGACCATGGAGAAGCAGTAGCATTCTGTTCGAGTTTCTCATGCGTCCAAGATATATTCGTGTCCGAGGTATAGGATTGGTTAAAATACCATGGAGTCAAAATAACATAAACTGCATTGCTTGGAGCCGTGAAGGTATTTGAAAAACGTCCACCCCCAGCTACCAACGGATGATTAGGACCAGCTTGGTTAGATATCAAGTTATTGGAAGCATCATACCAACTAACTGACGAATGACCAGTGTGTCCCATATCGTCAAGAGTAGTGGTGTAAACATATGTCTGGCCACCATCGACTGGTGCTTTATTCAGAGTGATACCGCTCATCCCCTGAATTCCGGCTTTAATAATGCCAGTGTTAACTCCTGATGTCCCTGTCAGCAGGTTCACTGGCACGTCCTTGTATGGCATGTTGTCAGCCGTCTGCGTGGCTACCGAGTGCGCAATGCCATCGGAAACGAATAGTGTGAACGAAGAAGTGATCGCATTCCGGCCTTTAGGAACATCGTCAATATCAGAAAAAGTAGCAATCCAATATTTTGATGGGTCATCGTTGAAAGAAACCTGATGGTTCTCACCGTGAAGTATGTCATTGAGCTTATAGAATGCCTGTCGGAACGAAAGATTGTCCGCTACTGCAAGCCTGTAGCCAACAACAATCTCACGAGAAGGGTTCCGAACATACTGGATAAACTCACCATCTGACTTGCCAATCGTTTGTTTTTCGATTGACTGGCTTAGTAGTTCTCGGCCACTGACTTGTAGCGTGCTATAACCCGGAATCAAGTCTTCAATGTACTGGCCATCTATTAGCATCGCCTCTGCTGGGCGCTGATTATCATCAGAACCCGTGAAGGGCGTTGTTTCTCTAAAATCATACAAAATTAAAATAGCCCCTTTCGTCGATTGCTCATTCGTGTCATGCGACTGAGTTCTGTTTGCATTGGGTTTGCGGTTGCACGAGCAACCTCTCGGCCGTCAATGTACAGAGGAACCTCAATCGTTTGCTTGCGAGTGTAGTTGACATCAAGATTTGAAGCCAAGGTTGTGCCCTGTACACTGTTATTGAGGGCACTAACGGAAGAACTGAATGCAGACGTATCGACTGCTGGAATGCTCATTGAAGTAGCTGCTGTCATTGCATCAACTGCTTTTGTTATTGGCTTCATGTTGTCAGTGATACCAACAGCAACACCGGCGGGAATATACTGTCCAACTTCTTGGGCCATGACTTTAGAAGGTGAATGAATGCCAAGAGCACCCTTAACTTTGTTAACAATTCCCTTGGCAACAGATACTGCGGCATTCCAAGCTTTGGCTGCCAAGTTGCCAATCCCCTTAACAAGTCCCATGATCAAATCTCCACCGGCTTTAACCAAATCATCTCTGTGATTCCAGACAGCTTTAGCAAGGCCAACAACAAGTTTCACTCCGGCAGCAAGAATCTTAGGCAAATTATCAATTAAAGCTCCTGCAAGAGTTACAACCAATTTAATTGCTGCATTAACTAGTTCTGGCAAGTGATCCAACAAGGCGTTTACGAGAGCAAGCAATAACTGAATCCCAGCATCAATAATTTTGTCAAGGTTATCAATCAATCCATTCATCAATGCCATAACCAGTTGGATAGCCGCATCAATAATCATTGGTAAATTAGCAATCAAAGCGTTAGCCAAGGCTGTGATTAATTGCAACGCAGCAGCAATAAGTTGATCAATATGCTGAACAAGTCCGCCTACAATGGCCATGATAATCTCCAATGCAGCATTCAGAATAGCAGGCAAGTTTTGAGAAATGCCATCTACTAATCCATTAACAATCTGCAAAGCACCATTGATGATCTGGTCCATGTTTTGGAGGAGACCTGTAGCAAGCGTTTGAATCATTTGCATGGCTGCGTTAATCAGCATTGGCAGATTCTGAACAATAGCGTTAATTAATGCCATCAGCAAATTAATGCCGGCTGACATCAGTTGTGGAAGTACTCCGACTAAGCCAGTTACCAGTGTCGTGATCATCGTAATAGCAGCGTTCAGCATATTTGCACTGCCACCACCAGATGTTAGTGAGTTGACCAACGTGGTAATAATTTGAACGCCGCCTGTGATAATCGCTGGCAAATTGGCCGTTATGGCCATAAGCAAGCTCGTAATTAGCGTTTCCCCAGAAGCAACAAGTTGGGGAATAGCACTAACAATACCGGCAACAAAATTGGTGATTACTTGTGGGCCCTGTGTAGTTGCCGTCTGTATCATAGCTTGAATCTGTGTGCCAAATTGATTGTTGACGAGCCCAAGACCAGCAATAAGAGTCGCAATGATCGCCGCGGGTCCAATAACTGACAACCCCATCTTCATTACTCCAGCCATCGCAGTCATGCCATTTGAAACAATTGAAGTCCCAAGGTCAAATGATGTGGATAAGCCCGATGAGATACCGTTACCTAATGTAGAGAACAAGCCGCTCAATGGAGCCAACTTTGAAGACACGATGGACGTCATGCTCGACAAAGAATTGCTGATCATGCTTGGCAACTCACCAAACGGATTTCCTATTGCAGATAGTGATAATCCCTTTTTGAACGTTGAAGAAAACGATGACACGCTTGCACTCATGGACGGGAACTTAGATGCGACTGAACTTGCGAGTGAGCCAATACCACCGTTGAATTCTTTAACACGTGTCGATGCGTTAGCAGTGAATCCAACTATTTTCTGCATACTGGTACCCAAGGAATCAAATCCCTTTGGCCCAACCTGCTCGACACCTTTTAATGCTGAAACAAAGTTGCTGATTCCCTTTGGAGCGCTTTCGGTTACTGAAACAAATCCCCGCACCTTACTATTCATTCCGTCAAATGCGGTGCTAACTTTGCTGGTGTCAGTCAATCCAGATAATGCTTTCGAGAATCCGTTGGCATCTTTGCTGCCTAATCCAAGGAAGTTGTGAACAGCATTGGCCTGAGCCGCGAATCCTGCAAATCCAGTCATGGCCGGCCCAATAACAGTAGACAAACCAATGAAGCTTTGAGCCATCTGTCCGAGAGACGAATTAGAATCATTTGCCATCGTCAGCACATTGTTGACCATGTTCAATATGCTTGAATTGATCCCAGAATTTGCTTGCATGGCAGTATTACGAAGTGATTCCCAGTTACCACCGACTTGCTCAATCTTAGAACCAATGTTGTTTTGCATATCGCTGGCTTGCTGATTGAGGATGTTGTTAGCTGCTTGAGCGCTTGATGAAGCATCATTGATTGCCTTGCTCATTGCAGTCCAGCTTTGGCTGGCATTGTCTGAATTGTTAGTCACCGAACGAAGCAACGGACCCATTGCCTTAAAACCGGCAGTACCAAACATCGTAGTCAATGCGAGCTGCTTTTGCTGGTCGTTCAAACCGCTTGTCGCCTTAGCAACATCAAGCAATATCGTCTGCAACGGCTTCATCTTGCCTTGAGCATCGTAATAACTAATGCCTAAACTAGAAGCCATATCAGATGCTTGTTTTGATGGTTTAATGATTCTCGTCAATGCAAAGTTCAAGTCCTGTGCCGCTTGAGCAGCTGGAACCCCAGAATTGGAAATCATGCCAATAGCTGTCGAGGTATCCTGCATATTGATTCCTACTTGACTAGCAATTGAGCCAACATCAGCAAACGCTTGCTGCATCTCTTCGATTGAAGCATTGGAGACGTTTGCTGTTTGAGTAAGGACAGCAGCCGCTTGAGCAGACGATCCAATACTGTCTCCCCAGATATTCATAGCAACTTGAACAGTGCCAGCAGTAGCTTGCAAATCTGCCCCAGCCGCTGTAGCAGCTTTAGCAATCGCAGGGAACTCGTCTTTGATAGTGTCCAGATTCGCCCCATCTTGAGCCATCTGAACCATAGCATCTGCAGCACTTTGCGCACTCAATGGCAGTTCTGCGCCCATCTTGTTAGCGACATCGGCTAATTCACCAATGTTCTTTGAAGTGCCGCCAGCAACGACGGCTGCCTTATTCAGGCTGGCCTCAAATGTGCCAAATGATTTCAGCGATTGAACGCCCATAGCGGTAACCGCTGCACCAGCAACAGCTGTATACTTGCCCAATGAGGCCAGCCCACTGCTGATTGAACTTACTGCACTGTTGGCAACTGATGACATGTTCTCGAATGTTCCCGAGAAGTTCTTGTCAACGGCCGACAAAATTGCCTCAACAGTATAACTATCAGCCATGTGCTCCCTCCTTTCTTTCTGATAACGGGATGATTTTGCCTTCGCGCTTCAACCGCTGAAATTCGGCCATCCGTTTTGCAAATATCTGCGCACGAGAACGCTTTAATTCTGTTTTACTCATCAGTGATATTTCATAATCCGGTTCATAACTTGAACGTACTTGGTCCACAACTGCTTTCTTGTCAAAGAAATCATCAAAACTCTTGAATTTCGGCTTAGGGTTCTTGCTCCCAGTTGTTGCCTGTACTTGTTGGTTCATCCATGCTTGCTGTGCAATCTCGTTTTGTCTATCGACTTGCTTAAGCTGGTAGGCTTCCATACGCAGCTCATATTCAACAAGCGTCATACGTTCAATGTCTCGAATATTAGAAAAGCCTAGATAGGCTAACGAATTGAGCAAGATTTCACGATATTGCTGTTCGCTTGTCTTGCTGTCCGTTTTATCTAGGCTTTTAAGTTTTTTGTTGCCGCTTTGACCGCATTAGCAGACCGCATTTCTTCTGGAATTTGTTTAAACAGTGAGTCTAAGTCAGTCCCGTCTTCATCAATAAAGTCATCGACTTCTTTTGTGCTTGGCCGCTTTTTAGAAACGGCAGTTGCGGCATAGATGACATCTGAAAGAACCGCGGAGTCATAGGACCCTAGTCCAACTAAAGCCTTTGCGACCCCCATACCGAAATTAATTCCTTTAATGGAAGCCCCAATTGTCTTGTCGAGTTCGCGAACAAAGCGGACACCAAAGTTAAGCTCATAATCTTTACCGTTAATGGTTAATTGCATGATTTAAAATCCTTTCTTTTAAAGCCGCCCGGGTTTCACCCGTACTGTGACTTTCTTAGGCGACTGATGACAATCTTCTTGTGCTGTTATGCTCCAGTACCAGAACCATCCTGAGCTGGTGCGGTATCAGCAGTGTTAATACCGGGATCAGTGGCCTTGTCCCAAACAGTACCGCCACCGGTAGCATCGGTTTCAGTGACCTTACCAACCCCAAGGAATACATAATCGACCTGTTCTTGAGTTGCGTCGTCTAGCGTTGTCCAGCCGCGTTTCGGTGTGCCGTTAACTGAGAACGTGACGTCGCGAGTAGAGTGGTCATCTGGATCATTGTCGCTGCTGTCTTCTTGAACGGTAACTTGCATGTACCATGCGTAATACTTGCCAGCGGAATTCTTACGCTTGCGGTAGAGAATCCAAAAGTCGAGCAATTCGCCGTCAAACAGTGAGTCATACATTACGTCTGCAATTGCAGCCGTGTTGTTCAGGAACTCGACTTCGAGATCGGTACTTGCGGAACTACGAGTTGCTACATTGCCGTCCTTGGTAACAGTGGAATCACTGTCAACAGACGGGTCAAAGGACAGCGAAGTCTGCCAAGGGATAACTTGGCCACTAACCGTTGCTTGATCGCTATGTTTGCGAGCCAAGGCAACAACGTCCATGCCTTCTAGCACTTTTAATTCATTTGCCATGTTATGGCCTCCTATAAAATATTGAGATTGAGTATCAGCGTGGCTCGGTTGAGAACCGTGTCAGGGACACTCTGGTCTTGTGTGAACTCTTTTGATTGGTCTTCTACACGTCCATAGAATCGGTAATCATCAGTTAGCACTTGTCCAATTGCGGCACGAAAAAAGCGCTCCGCCATATCAGATACGGTGAAACGCTGTTTTTTGTCGCCCCAGATGTCGATGGTGATCAGCACATTGCCATTGAGTGACGTCTTTGTTGCAGTAGGAACAACTTGAATATCGCCAACAATGACGAATGGATAAGGTGCGTTCTCCTGCTGCATGGGCAAATGGTCGTAGGTCTTGTACCCAGATGATTGCGAGAAAGCATAGAAGTAGTCGTAGAGCTCTTGCTCTGGTGATGTGATTTGAATCACCTACTTTGCTGCTTGTTTAAGCTGATTAATAAACTGCACTTTCTGATAAAGGAACGCAGGCTTCAATACAGGACGTGCCCGCATGAAACGCGTCCCATTTTCGGTATATGGGTTATATTCCTTTGACATACCAACGATCCCAGTTAGGCCACCATCTTCTAGCGATAGCTTGATGCCACGCTTTGTTGCGCCAGTAGGATGAGCGTACACAGTTCCTGTCATTTGTTGAGAACGAGTTTGAAGCTGCGCCGTCTGCTGTTTGACGATTTGCTTGACAACATCCATCTTCGCTCGCTTCAGCAAACCAGCAACCAACTTGTCCATGCCTTTTATCTGCATATTGTAGCTAATTCCGGCTTTGCTCATTTCGTCTCACCCACAATCAAAGTAGCGTTTTGAAGCGGAACGCGGGCAGTGTTGAGAGCATAATGGGTTGTATCATCATCAATCGTTAAATAGCTCCAATTGACGATAATCGGCTCAGCTAATCGGATTACTTTCGCCTTTTGAGCATAGTTCCCGAATAGTTGAGCACTCTTATCAGTTCCCATGTCGGTGACGCTGGCAGTAGCCGTGGCAACCTCTTTCGGTTCACCATATTCATGCGTTTTAGGGTTGTATTCTTCGTCGTCCGTCCAGAATTTAACCTCATGGTCTAACCGCATACGATCACCCCTTTGGATAGCCGGAAATGAAGCTGACGGTGCCAAGAGACTTAGCATTCTTCCCGTTGGCTTCTTTCCAGTCGTTGATGTCATCAGCGAAATCATCGAAGTCGTTAGACTTGAACGTGAACGACTGTCCTTCTTGCTCGTATGACGTCATTCCTTCGTTCTTACGCCTGTTGTAGCGTCTGACACATACTTCTAGGGCAATGTATGAAAGCTCCTCTGGGAAGGCTTCTGTGGGCTTTAAATCGAGCTTAAACCGGAGAGCTTTGGTGGTGTTGGTAATGATGAGATTGAGAACATCATCCTGTGTGTCAGTTTTGATTTCCATCATCGTCTTCAAATCCGCAAGTGTTACCGGATCGGTATCGGCCATGTTATGCCTCCTTTCCGCCGCCCTGCTTTCGCAGCACTGTGATTTTCATAAGCGACGGTTTACTAGCTACTACGCTGCGCTAACGGTAACTGCTACCGTTGCAGTGAAGGAACCACTTGTTGCGGTGATTGTTGTAGAACCAACTGCTACCGCTGTAATAGTCCCATCAGCAGCGACTGTGGCAACACCAGTGTCGCTAGATGCGAACATAGCAGCGCTAACAACCTCACTTGCATCAAATGCATCAACAGGATCAGCAGATACAGTAATTTGCTTGGTAGCGCCGACTTTTAGGGATGCCGTTTTCTGACTAAGCGTAATCCCAGTGGCCGGCGCTAAGCTTTTGGGGTATTGATACCAGCAACAACGAACTTCTTGTCGATCGTGAAGCGATAGTCAACGATGCCAATGTTACGAGGATCACCAACCAGATCGTACATAGATGTTGCAGAAGCGTTGATTGCACTGTAGCCAAGACCAGCAACCTTAGTAACGTCGGTGAATGACGTACCCGCAATTTGCATTGCAAGAGTGCGGCGGTTGATAACCGCAGTCTGGCCACCATTGCCAAGACTGTCGCGCTTGACTTCATAGCTGTTTTCAGGATTAGCCAAGCCATAAGAAACAGCACCGTTAGCGATGATGAATGCGTCCGTGGTACCATCTGCTGCAACTGGCAGTGCATCGTCTTCAACGATCTCAATGCCGTTGTAGTAGCTGATTGGCGTACCACCGTTAGACGGCTGAATGGTATCAATCAGGTTCTGATCACGCATTGCACCAACAGCGGCAGAATTGAGCACGATCTTCGTCAGTTGAGGGCTGGCAACGTCACCCATGCGAGACAATGCGGCAATAAAGTCACCAGCAGCCAAAGGAGCAGGCGTGCCCATGCCATAAGCCTTAACAGCCTGCAAATCTGTATTGAGGAACGCGTTCTTCAATACCGCGATCAGAAGCTTGTTGTCTTGGATATTCCAGAAGGATGCGAATTGTCCTGCAATTTGTTCTGCAACCGGAGCACCAGTCGAAAGCTGACCAAAATCGGTGTAGCCAAATGCCTTGGCTTGGTACATCTGTGGAGCAATGGCACTGTAGCTGTCAACGCTTCCGACAGTAATGTCGCTAGTGTCGTTCCACGTCTGGGCTTCCCCGCTAAGACTGTGCAGGGTAGGAATAGTTACATAAGTACCGCCCTTGAGCAATTGTGTTTGAATGATTGGGTCGGTAGTGAGAATGCCACTAGAGAGCAGACGGTTAGTAGCGGTTTGCTGTTCTAGGACATAATCCGCGAATACTTTAGGCTCGACCAAATTCAATTTGGCTGTTGCACCACTAAATTCTGGCATATTTATTTACCTCTTTCATTTTGTTAGTAATTTCTTGTACATCTCTGGATCTTCTCGTTCCAATTTACTGCGCTCTAACAAATCCATATCCTTAAGGCTCTTCGTCTTGCGGTTGGAGGACGGGTCCAATGGTGTACTGCCCTTAAGCAGTTCTTGACGGACGCGCTCTGCTACAGCTTGGTCGTGCGCAATGAGCCACTTAACATTTGTCTCGGTTGATTCTGCCTCGGGCGTTACAACATGCTTCAAATCGTCCTCTGTGACCGACAGCTTGGCATCTTCGAACATTGAACGAGCTTGTTTTCCCATTTGGTAGCTTGCGAGCTGTGATTTGAGCTCATCTCGTTCTTTTTGAGCCTTTTGAAGCTCATAATCCTTCTTCTGGTCGGCATTCATCTTGGCCAGCTTTGCAGCCTCATCAACAGCAGCTTGCTTCTCCTTCTCGGCACGAGCAAGACGCTTCTTGACGATTTCATTGACCTGTTCATCGGTGTAGACGTGCTTACCATCAGGATCAGGGTCAGCCGGTTCTCCTTGCTTCTTACCTTCAGGAGGATCTACCGGATCACCATCTTTTGGCTTAGGCGGATCGACTGGATCTTTCGGATCGCCTTGAGGGCTATCTTCAGCGAAAAATTGCAAATTCATAGGCATTAAAATCTTGGGAATCATGTTAAGAACTCCTTCCACAGCTTTTTAGACGGATCAGGCTTGCGTCTTAATTTACCGGAGCTTTTATAGTCGATCACGCTTGGACTTGATGGCATAAAAATAGCCGCTAGCTGCGGCTTACAAAAATCCTTTGCGGCGTCGTTCACGTCTGGCTTGTTTATCAACCTCGCGTTCGCTTGGCACCGCCAATTTTTCAGCAAGCAATTTACCATCTACCGAAAGCCCAGATGGTTCGTAAGTTTCTTCAAAAATGTCAGGCTTGCACGGGTAAAATTCGCCGTGAACGCCTTTGATAATGAAATCGCCAACTTGAGCGGTCATCGTGCCTTCAAGTGTTGGGATCTTTAAAACTGGGGTATCCGGATCTTCATATGACACATTAACCGGATCTAATCCAAGACCATCATTGATCTTAATTAGTGTGTCTGGATCGTCAGCAAATTGAACAGCTTCAATTTCAACCGGCTTCTTACGATATTTCATGACAGTACCTCCTTGATCAGTTCTGGGTTCTGCTTGGCCAACATGCGAATCGCATGCGCCATATTGTCCACAAGCATCTCATCTTCGCACTGGTCATTAAGACCACGTTCAGACAAAATGGCGTGAATGATCTCGTGTAGCAATGTAACTTTGACGTTGCCTTCATTAATCGAGTCCGATACTTTAATGGCCTGATTGTTGTAGTTGCAGGCACCAATAATATTGTCTGGTGAAAGTACTTCTTTTTGAAGTTCATTTGAGCTTGCGATTGATACTGTATATTCAACGTCATCAATTAATACTGATTTTGGTAATTGCGTTTCGTCCTCCTCATTCAAGTGAGATGTTCAGCGTATGGCCAGTTTCAAAGTGCTGTTTCAAATAGACGCCATTTGATACTGGTTTGGTTCTAACTCTGATCACGATGTCACGGTAGTTTTTTGTATGATTAACATCCATCCCGATTTTGATGGTGTCATCCTCGGTTAATTCCGCCGCTAGACTTTGAATTGTTTCAATTAGCATCTGATTGGTCATTTCAAGCTTCATTGTTTCCTCCTAATCATCGTCTGATTCAGCGTCTGGTGCATATGCCGCAATGGAACATCGGCAGTTGGGGTGAACTGGAATATCTGGCACATCGTCTACGCGATAAATGCCTCTACCAGTTCTGCCACCTTCCGAAATCTCCTTGCACACATCACACGCGCTTGGTTCAGCCACCCATTTGCAATAGTCATAGCCAAACTTATTGAAGCTATCTAATTGCGCCTGTGTTTGAATTCGAGCTGACTCAGTACGTGCAATTCGTTCTGTCACATAGCGGTGATTGTTCACCGTTTCTGCCACTTGACCGCGTAACTTGCGAGCAATCTTTAGTGGACTCTGTCCTTGAATGGTGGCGGCAGTCAATAGCTCATCCAGTTCAGCTTTAAGAATGTCTTGGTTGATCCAAATGCGTTGTGAGAAGGTGTAATCTCCCTCTCGTTTGGAGAGCAACTTGGCTAAATCAGTGTAGCCGCCCTTAGATACCGTCTCTCCAAGTATTCCGGCTTGCCGTTTGATCTCAGATTGATAATCATCGCTCAATTTTGAGATTAGATCGGCGTTCACTTTCATGTGTGCATCAAGCATTTCTTGACCAATCTCACTCTTGAGCATTTCTAAACGGTTAATGCGCATGGTAGCGTTGTATAGCTTGAGACGATCATTGACATCCTTGCTGAAGTCGGAATATTTGAGCGGTTCGCCGTTGTACATCTTTCTAGCATCATCAACAATCGACTTTGCTTCCGCTTGATAAGCTTTAATGTCGGTGGCCATCACTGCTTGACGTGCACCGACCATACTGTCGTTGCTGTATGCGGCATACTTGGCAAGCTCTGAATCAATATCCTTTTGAATGTCGGTTAAGGCTTTGTCAAAATACGTCTGGATTCGGGCATTGAACGCCTCGTCATTCTTAAGGTTCTCGACAATCCATTTCCGTTCAGCGGCCGTTCGCTTATTCCAGTAGGCGGAATTACTCGCTATCTGTTGCTGAGTCGTTGTTGTCATCATTGCCACCACCATTCAGAAATTTCTGGAAGTCTGCGTTTGACAGGCTGTTAGTAGCAGCGTCTTTTGCTTTCTTGGCGGTCTCGTCTGCAATGCGCTTCAGTTCAGCCTTGGGATCATCGACAAACGATAAGGTGCTAAGCATAGTCTGATCTGATACAAGGCCTTTGAGCTTAGAAGCCGCGTCTGCTTCGTCGGTAATGTTCTCCGGAAGATTTCGCGAGAATGCGAAGTTAAGCTTTTGCCAGTCATCAGATTTACTTTCTGGAAGGATTGTCCCAACACTGAATGCAATCTTGTACAGCTCCCGGAGTGACTGGGTGAACTTACGATCTTGATTGGCCGCTAGGTTCCTCATTGGTAGCAATTTGTACTGTAATGCAACGCCAGAGCTATTGCCGCTGAATGCTTCATCGTTCAAGTTTGCGACCATGCTGATCTGATAGATCATGCTGATGAGGCGGTCAATGAGGTGCTCTTGAATGGCATCGCCATCAGGCTTGGTCAGAAATTCAGCTACGCCTTGAGCAGAATCAGCGTCTGGCGCGTAGATAATCTGGTTGCCATTAAGATCGAGTTTGGGGTTGCCGTCATCGTCCTCATCGAGTTTGAGACCCTTGAGAACCAAGTACGCGTTGTCAAAATATTCATTCTGGTTCGCCTTCTGGCTTAGCACCTTGTCTAACGCATTGATTAGCGTCTCAACATTCTCAAAGATGCCTTGTCGCTCGGTGTTCATGAAGAACTCAACTGCTGGTACTTCGTTAAATGGGTTAAACCCGTCTGTCCCTTCAAAGTGAACCATATCAAGGGCGTATATGCCGTCTTTCAGATACACCTTGCCAGTTAAATTGTTGTCTTCATCATGCCAATACATGACAAATGCAATAGCTTTGTGTGCTACCGTGTCATCATAGATGATGAATGAATTGATAGGTGAACTGTACGCAATACACGTATTGCTGTTCTCGTCTTGGTACAAAAAAGCAAGCGCCCGTCCGTAAATGGCTGCTTGCTTGCTGATTTCGCTTAATTTGTCCTGAACGCTGTTTGTGTCGTTCCACTCTTGCAGAACAGTATTGTCCTGTGTGTTATCGAGCGTGATCTTAGGTGGAATGCCAATGTAAAACCCATTGTAGGTATCCACGATATAATGAGCCAAGTTGCCAACAAGACGATTGTCTGGCCCATGGTCTTTGGCATCTTCATGAAGAATCTTGTGCTTGCCAAGATACATCTTTTTAGCAGGTAGATATTTTCTGCGAGCTAGTTCATCATTTGCGCTAATGAAATTGGTAATATCGTCCCCAGTAATAGCTGTGTCTACTGGAAAAATGAACACGTCACCGTCTGTAATTGAGCCTTTACCTTGAACTGTTAATATGATGGCCACCTCCTTAGAAGTATTTGCTTGTGTTCTTGAACGCTCGTGCCTTGTTGGCTTGGCTAAGTTTCAACTGTCCGGCATTGTCCATCACCATATATTTGAAAGCATCGACCGTGTGATCGTGCTCTTTGATTACGTGTGGATCGTCAGACTGTGCGGTCTTCTCATCCCACTGGTATTGCTGATGTTCTGAGATGAATATCTTGTTGTCGTCATTGTCCAAGTAGAACACACGTCCTTGAGCAAGCAAGTTAGACACAAAGTCAATCATGTCCGCTTCCTTGCCCTTGACAATGCCATGCCAGCGAATGCCGAACTCTTTAACAAACTCGTTTCTCAACGCACCTTCAGCAGAATCAATCGTGTATTTAAGCACGGGATGATTATATTTTGACCTTACCTTATCAATAAACGACTTTATCTCTGGCACAAGGTCACTTGGTGCCTTCTTCACGCTCTGATTAGCTGGAGAATAGTAATAGGTGTCTAGCACGATCAGGTTGTTCTTGGCCGTAACAGCGGCCGCCACGCACGTAGTTGCGCTATTAATATGACCAGCGTCGATTGAGAACACGAGACGCCTAATCGGATCGTTGCTTGGCACCTCATCCAGCCTATGAAACAAATCCATGTTGTAGACGTTGGTTCCTAATCCAATCACATCGCCAAGATAAAGCCAACGGTAGTAGTCATAGTCGTTGGCTTTATACTTGTCGATCAGTTTTAACTGCTGGCCATCAGTGAACCCAAGATCATC